AACACGGAGCATCTCATGATGCGGATGCTGCTCGACAACCTGCTGGTTAGCGTGATCCTGCCTCGTGCGGAGTATGCCCCCGAAGTCGCCGCGCAGATCGCCGCGATGGAAGCGGATCTGGCGACGAAGAAGAAGCAACTGGACGGGGCGCGGATCTCGCCGTTGCTGCCGACTCTTACGGTGGGCGGCGAGCCGATTACCCTAGCGCAGATCGAAGCCGCTCTCGCAGCCGCACGGGCAGCAGCGCAGAATCCTCCCGCCCCGGTCCCCGCTCCCGCTCCCGAACCGGAACCCACTCCGGAGCCCACTCCCGCGCCTGCGCCTGAGCCCGCGCCTACGCCGGAACCCTAATGTCCATCGAGTATCGTGGCCGCACCTTCCCCGGATACAACAAGCCGATCCAGTCGGATAACCCGGACAAGAAGAAAATGGTCCTCGCCAAGGAGGGCGATCAGGTCAAGCTGATCCACTTCGGCGATGCGAGCATGGGCCACAACTACAGCGCCGCAGCACGGAAGTCCTACCTCGCCCGCAGCGCGGGAATCAAGGGGAAGGACTCCAAGCTGTCGGCGAATTACTGGAGCCGCAAGGTCCTCTGGGCTGGCCCCGGAGGGAGCAAGAAGTCACCGCCAAGCGGCAAGGGGAAGTACTGACGTGAAAAAGGAAACGAAGGTCCGCAAGGTCATGCGCGAGTTCAAGGCGGGCAAGCTGAAGTCCTCCTCTGGCTCGAAGGTCAAGAGCCCCAAGCAGGCCATCGCCATCGCCCTGAGCGAGGCCGACCGGATGAAGAAGAAATCGAGGTAGTCGCCATGGCGTACACCAACCCCTCCCTCCGCGAACGCATCAAGGACGAAGTCATGGCGTCCAACAAGGGCGGCAAGCCGGGGCAGTGGAGCGCCCGCAAGGCGCAACTCGTGGCGCAGCGGTACCAGAACGCAGGCGGCGGGTATCGCGCCGGAAAAACCTCCGCGCAAAAGAGCCTCAGCAAGTGGACGAAAGAAGACTGGGGCACCAAGAGCGGCAAGCCCTCCACGCAAGGCCCTGAGGCCACCGGAGAACGATACCTGCCGCGCCGCAAGCGCGAGGCCATGCCCGATAAGGAGTACGCAGCCACCACCCGCAAGAAGCGCGAGGATCTCGCCAAGGGGAAGCAGTTCTCGAAGCAGCCAGTCAAGAGGAAATAACCGATGCCCACATCTGGAGTCACCAGCTACAACCCGTCCATCGCCGAGATCATCGACGAGGCCTACGAACGCGCCGGCATCCAGACGATGACGGGCCACGAGTACATAACCGCCCGCCGCAGCCTCAACCTGCTCACGCTTGAGTGGGCGAACCGCGGCATCAACCTCTGGACGCTGGACGAGGAAACGCTCCCCCTTACCGCCGGGGTGTCTTCGTATACCCTGCCGACCGATACTGTGGATGTCCTGAGTGGCGAACTACGGCTCTTCGCCGGAAACACGACGTTGCAGAGCGATTCCTCTATTGATCGGATCTCGTTCAACCAGTACGCCTCCCTGCCGAACAAGCTGGCCCCCGGCAGGCCGACGCAGTTCATGATCCATCGGGGCGTCGTGCAGCCGACGATCTACTTCTGGCTGGTGCCGGATCAGAGCAGCACCTATACGTTCTACTACTGGCGCATGCGGCGCATTCAGGACCCCGGCAGCGCGGTGAATACGGCAGACGTGCCCTTCCGCTTCGTCCCGGCGCTCATCTCCGGTCTCGCGTACCATCTTGCCGCCAAGCGCAAGGAGTCCATGGCGCTCGTCCCGGCGCTGAAGGAACGCTACGACGAGGACTGGGACCTGGCAGCCGACGAAGACCGCGACCGCTCCCCGCTGCGAATCGTTCCGTACCGGAGCTACCGGTGAGCGGATACTCCAGCGGCCAGAACTCGAATGCCTACTGCGATATCTGTGGGCGACCGATAAAGTATCGCGCACTGCGCGATCACATATATAATCAAAAAAGGGATGGCCTCAGGGTCTGCTCCCAGTGCGACGACGAGGATAACCCACAACTCCAAGTCGGTCGCTTCTTCCGAGCAGAACCACAGGCCCTCTGGCAACCGAGACCGGACACGCCAGAACTCGCAACGTCCCGCGCATTTGCCCGTTGGAATCCAATTCTGAACCTGGTGATGGAAGTCACGCTGGGTCAGGTAGATGCGAGGTTGACATGAAGTTTCAAGGCAAAGTAGTCCGTAAACAACTCGGGGGCACGCTCCCGGCCAACGCCGCTGCCGATAGCGCGGCGCGGATCATGGGCGGTGTTCGATTCCCGAACGCGCCGAGTCTGGCCGGCATCCCCGGCGTCCCAATGAATGCGCCCGCCCCCGGCGTGTCGCAGAGCGCGGCGATCCCCGCTGCTCCTGCTACCGGAAGGCGTCGGCAATCAACACAGGATCTGCTTCAGTCTGCCGTGATGGGCGGACTCGCTGGACTCGGCGGCAACGCTGGCATCACTGCCGGTCTTGCGATGCAGATCATACCGATCTTGGCGGACCTGATGAAAAAAGGGTCCGCGATTCCAAAGAAAAAAGGAGGTGGTCCAGTGAAAGGTCGTATGAAGAACGAGGCCGGGAAGAACGCAATGCCCAAGCCTGCAAAGAAGGTCGCTGCGGCGAAGAAAGGATACGCCAAAGGCGGCATGATGAAGATGAAGGGCAAGGCTTGCTAGGGTGACTTACGCTACCCTGGTGCAGTTGATGAAGGACTACCTGGAGAACCAGGAGGCGTCCTTTGTCAGCAACATCCCGGACATCGTCAGACTGGTCGAGGAGCGGATCTATAACACGGTTCGCACCCCAGACCAGCGGCAGAGCGTGACGGGGACGACGGCAACGGCCACAATTACCACACCGGGTTCGTTCGTCGAGCCACTGGGCCTGTACGTCAACTCCGTCCCGCTGCTGCCGAAAGCAGTCAGCTATATTCGCACAGCCTATAGTGGAATCACTGGGCAGCCTGAGGCATACGCGATGCTGAATGCCATCGCCGACTCGCCCAATGAGAACGCCCCGGCAACGATCCTGATCGGGCCAGCCCCCAGCACCACCTACTCCTACACGCTCGACTACGTTGGCGCCCCCACTTCGATCACCGTGGCTGCCACCCCATCGCGGACAACGTGGCTTTCGGCGAACTTCTCGTCAGTGCTTCTGTACGGGTGCCTGGTCGAGGGCTACATCTACAACAAAGGGCAGGCTGACATGATGGCCGAGTACAAAGCGCAATACGAGGCAGGAATGAAGGAACTCAAGCGCAGCGCCGAGGGCCTGCTGCAACAGGACGAGTACCGGGATCGGCCACTCGGCAGGGAGGTTACGCAGTAATGCCATTCACCGGCTCCTACGTTTGCACGTCGTTCTACGCGGACCTGCTGAACGGCACGATCAACTTCGGGAGCAATCAGATCAAGCTGGCCCTGTATACCAACGCGGCCACGCTGAACGCCTCGACCACCGGATACACCAGCTCTGGAGAAGTGGCTTCTGGTGGAGGCTACTCCACGAAAGGCGAGATCGTCACCGCCACCGTGACGACGACCAACACAACGAATGGTCCGGTCGTCATCCTCGACTTCTCCGATGCGGTCTGGACCACGCCGACGTTCACGGCGCGGGGAGGGCTCCTCTACGATGAAACCGCGGGCGGCGACCCGTCCATCGCGGTCATCGACTTCGGGCTGGACATCACCGGGAACGGAGTCAACAACTTCACCGTGTCCTTCCCGCCTCCCACGGCGAACGCGGGATACCTTGTCATCAAAACCGTCCTGAATAACCCATAATGCCGAGCACATATACAGCGAATAACGCCCTCACGTTGCAAGCGTTCAACGAGAACCCCTCGACCTGGGGAACGATTGCCAACACTGTATTCAGCCTGATCGACGCCTCTCTCGACGGAGTGGAGGCGATTGATGCCTCCGGTTCCGGGGCGACCGCCACGCTGACGATTACGGACGGAGCGGATGCGCCGGCGCGGGCTCGGGTGCTGAATTTCACGGGAGCCAGAACCGTCACCGATATCACGGTTACGATTGGCCCGAATACGGCTGAGAAGATCTACTGGGTGAAGAACTCCACGACGGGCGGATTCAGCGTGATCCTGGCCCAGGGGAGCGGAAGCACCGTCACCATCGCTCCGGGCGCGTGGGCCCTTGTGTTTCTGAACGGAGCCGGGAGCGGGGCTAGCGTGACTACGCTGACCAGCCTATCCTTGGCCGGGTCTACGTCTGGCATGACCACCGTCCAGCCGTCCGCTGCCGCGTCTGGCACCCTTACGCTCCCTGCTGCTACCGACACGCTGGTAGGCAGGGCGACTACGGACACGCTGACCAACAAGACGCTGACCTCTCCGACGCTGGTTACTCCGATTCTGGGCACGCCGACTTCGGGGACCCTGACGAACTGTACGGGGCTGCCGATTTCGACGGGGGTTTCCGGTCTGGCGACGGGTGTTGCCGCTTTCCTGGCGACGCCGACCTCGGCGAACCTGGCGGCGGCGCTGACGGACGAAACGGGTAGCGGCGCCAACGTGTTTGCGACCTCTCCGACTATCGCCACGCCGACAATTACCACCAGCGCCACGGCTCCTCTCGTCATTGGCGGCACTGGGACGACATCGACATTGGCCCTGCGTTCGACATCGGGTGTTGGTACAACGGGAGCGGACATCATTTTCCAGACCGGCAACAACGGCGGCACCGAAGCCGCGCGGATCATCAATAGCGGTAACTTGGGAGTCGGTGCGACAGCGCCGGCGCAAAAGCTAGAGGTCTATGGAGCAACGTCGCTGCCGGCAACGAGCGGCACGACCCAGAATGGACTCGTGCGGATCGCCTCGACAGCGACAAATGCTATAGATTGCGGCCTATCGAACGCCTCGCCGTTTGGCGCGTGGATACAAACGTCGAATGTGTTGGCTCTCGCAACAACCTACCCGCTGTTGCTCAATCCCAATGGCGGCAACGTGGGCATCGGATTGTCAAATCCGACATCGCAGCTCCAGTTATCGACCGACTCGGCGGCTAAACCCTCAACGAATACCTGGACCATCGTCTCGGACGCGCGACTGAAAACCGTCCTCGGAGACTACGAGAAGGGCCTTGACGCTATTTGCGCATTGCGCCCGGTGCGGTACGAGTACAACGGACTCGGCGGCATGGTGGCGGATGGCAAAGAGCACATCTCCATCGTGGCGCAGGAAGCTGCCGGAGCGTTTCCCGAGTGCATTGGGACGTTCCAGGGCAAGCTGCACGAGGACGACGAGGAAGATACCGAACTTTTGAACTACAACGGACATGCGATTACCTTTGCCCTCATCAACGCAATCAAAGAGTTAAAGGCTGAGATTGATCTACTGAAAGCGGCACAATAAACAACAGGAGACCAATATGTTTCTAGACGAAGTTAAAGCAAGTTTCATTGCCCAAGGCCATGCGATGGCGAATTACTTCAATGCGGAGAACGAGAAGCAGTTTCTCGAAGCCGCGAAGAACTGGGCACTCAACGGCGGCGGCGAGAACCAGCCGAGGCCAGCCGAAGCCATCGAGGCACAGTTTGACTTTGAGGGTCTATGGAAGATGACCCTTGAGCCGACTGGCCGCCCGGTGTCGACGCTGGACCCGAAGACGCTCCTGCCAACCCACGGCACCGATGAGAATGCTATCGGCGGCCCGGTCGGTGGCCCGATTCCTGACCAGCCGGGGCGCTACTACGCGGCGAGTGATGCAACGCCGTACCTGGGGCAGGTCTTCCGCAGCAAGGGCAAGACCTACGTGTTCTCGGCCATCACGCCGTTCAACCGCGCTTGGGAGGTGCTGTAATGTGGAGCTGGCTGAAAAAAGTCGTGAACTACGGCGTGCCGATTGCTGTGCAACTGGTCCCCGGAGCGTTTCGCCCGGTGGCTGACGTGGTCTACAACGGCGTGCGGAACGCAGAAATGGCGGGAGGCACGGGGCCGGAGAAGCTGTCGTGCGCCATGCGGTATATCACCTTGGCGATCCCCGCCGTCTCGTTGCTGCTGCGGCGAATAACCGGCAAGGAGGTCGTCAACGAGCAGGCTCTGGTCGAGGCGCTTGCACACCTTGCTGAGTTCTTCGTTCTGATCGAAAAGGCGGTTGGGGTTAAGCCGTCGTGAAGAAGGCAATCGCGGCCATTCCTGGCCTGATTCTGGGGGCAATCTATTCGATGCCGACGTTGTTGTGGGGGCTCCTTGGCCTCCAGGTCGTCGACTTCGCAACCGGATTTCTCGTTGCGTGGTCCACGGGCGCGGTGTCGTCCGATGTCAGTCGCAAGGGCTTCGTCAAGAAGACCGTCGCGCTGCTGCTGATCGTTGCGTTGGAGATCGCCGAGTCGGTGCATCCGATGCCGTTCGAGTTATCGGCGTATGTGGCCGGGTGGTTTTGCCTGACGGAACTGATCTCCATCATGGAAAACTGCGGAAAGGCTGGCCTGCCCCTTCCGCAAAAACTAACGAACGTACTGGCGCAACTCCAGGACGAAAAAAAGTGAACTGGACGATAACCCGCACCGATAAACAGTGCGTGGATATCGACTTCGACTGCTCCCAGAAGAAGATCGTATCGGCGTTGCTACTCGCCGATGAACACGCCGATAACGCCCACTCCGACCTTGCGCTGATCCGCAAGCACCACGCTGAGGCCGTGGCCTTGGGCGCCCCGATACTGAAGTTTGGCGACACCTTTTGCGCCATGGAAGGCAAGTGGGACCGGAGGGCAAGTGAATCCGCCTTGCGGCCAGAGATGCGAGGTGGAAACTACCTGGATAAGCTGGTGTCGTTTCACACCGATCTGTACCTGCCCTACGCGAAAAACATCGCCGTCCTCGGCGACGGCAACCACGAGACCTCCATTCTCAGGCACCACCAGACAGACCTGCCCGAGCGGCTGACGCAGAATCTTCGCACGTTCGGGGGGCCTTGCGAACATATGCCATTCACCGGCTTTGTCCGGTTCAAGTTTGATCTGGGGAATCGGCATCGCGACTCAAGGACGTTGCACTACCACCACGGATACGGCGGCGGCGGGGAGATCACGCGAGGTCTGATCGACAACTCGCGCACGCGAGGACAGTACTCGGCGGATATCTACATCAGCGGCCACATCCACAGGCGCAACAGCGATGAGAACATCATGATCGGCGTCAATGGGAGGGGGCACGTTGTACAGCAACCCCAGCTATTCCTCCGCGCCGGGACGTACAAGCGCGAAGAAATGGGAGGGTCTGGGTATCATACAGAGAGGGGCCGCTCGGCTAGGCCGATAGGCGGCTGGTGGCTGGACTTCGAGGTATCCAGAGACCGAAACAATACGTTCGTTGATGTCAATTACCGATCCGCAAAATGAAAACTCTACTATTCCTTATCGTTGCACTGCCGCTTGTTGCTGAAGAGAAACTCTCGAAGCAAGAGCAGCTCGATATCGAACTTGCTAGCGTCAAGCTGGAGAACATCGCCCTGCGTTTGCAGATCATGAGGACGCAGGAGGCGGAACTTCAGAAGTCCGTCCAAGTCATCTTCGAGGCCGCCTGCAAACGCGCCGGCCTCGAAGTCACCGCCTGCCAGTACGACCCCAAGACGCAGAGCGTAACCGCCAAAAAATAATGCCCTTCAAGAAAATCCAGCTTCGCCCAGGAATCGTTCGGGACGTAACCAACTTCTCAAACGAGGGCGGCTGGTACGACTGCGACAAGGTTCGCTTTCGCATGGGCATGCCGGAATCGATTGGGGGGTGGATTGAACTCCTTAACGGGGGATCGACCAATAATCCGCTGCAAACGACCTATGGCGTCTGCCGGTGCCTGCACCAGTGGACAACCCTTGCCGGCCAGCAGTTTACCGCAATCGGGACAGACAAGAAGCTGCTGCTGCTGAATCAGACCACGGCTTCCAACATCACCCCGGTAGGGCCTCCGATAACACTGCTGCCTAATCCGCTCAAGATGATCCAGTCACTAGGGATAGGACCGCCCGCCTCAAACTCCCTCCGCGTTGAGCACATCGGACATGGCAGGGTCAGTGGGGATTCCGTTATAATCTCCGGGGCCACCGCAGTTGGCGGCTTCTCCGCTGTCGATATCAACAAGGAATTCCAGATCGAGGTCATTGATGCCGATAGCTACAGAATTTCCATGGCGACTAGCGTTCCCTTTATCAGTGCCGGTGGGGGAGGATCAGCGGTAGTCGCAACGTATGAGATACCTATCGGTTCGGCGAGTAACTCTTTCGTCTCCGGCGGATGGGGTGTCGGAACATGGGGACAGGGAACGTGGGGCACCCCCCGGAGTGGCCTGGAGTCCGGCATTCGCATCTGGTCGATTGACAACTTCGGCGAAGACCTTGTCGCCGCCATCATCGGCGGGAAGATCTACTACTGGGATGCGTCCGCTGGAGTTGGGTCGCGTGCGGTTGAACTTTCGAGCATCGCGGGAAGCAACCAGTGCCCGACCATCAACTCCGCCGGCATTGCGGTTTCCGAAGGCGACCGCCATCTCCTCGTGTTCGGCTCGAATGAGGTCGGGTCCGCTACCGCTGACCCTCTTTTGGTCCGATGGGGGAACCAGGAAAGCCTCGTCGAGTGGGAGCCGCGGCGCGATACAACGGCGGGCGGCTTGCGGGTTTCCGCTGGGTCGAGGATCATCGCGCAGACCAGAGGGCGACAGGAGACCGTCATCTGGACCGACATCGGTATCAACGCCCTCACGTTCGTCGGCCCCCCGTATACGTTCGGGCTAAATACCACCGCGCAGAACGTCTCCATCGTAGGACCGAATGCCGTCATCGAGGCACGGAATCAGTTGTACTGGATGGACCTGAACGCATTCCGGTTCTATAACGGCAGTGTCAACTCCCTCCCTTGCACGGTCCAGTCCTACGTCTTCGACGATTTCAACTGGTTTCAGCGAGCAAAGGTATGCGCCGGCCACAACAGCCGATTCAACGAGGTGTGGTGGTGGTACCCATCGGCAGACTCCATCGAAAACAACCGCTACGTCGCGTACAACTACGTCGACAACTACTGGATCATCGGCTCCATGTCCAGAACGGCGTGGCTTGACTCCTCGTTCAACGGATATCCCATCGCGTGGGGGACGGAGATCGACCAGTACCGATTATTCCAGCACGAAATCGGAGTCAATCGGGTACTCAGGACTCTATCGGGAAATCTCCAGGCGTATTCCCTCGCTTCGCATGTCGAAGGATCGGACCTCACGCTTCTCGACGGCGAGTCGTTCGCCTTCATCGGCCGGATCGCCCCCGACTTCAGCAAAACCGGGGTATCAAGCAACGGGCCCGTGGTCTTCGAGATCAAGGAGCGCAACTTTCCGCAGAACGCCTCGGCAACCGGCTTCAGCGGGGCGCTCGTCTCCACCTCGGACCCGAAAGAACTTTTCGTTCGGGTCCGGACCAGGCAGTTTGCCCTTCGAGTATCCTCGAACACGGTCGATCTGGGCTGGCGTCTCGGCACAACGCGCTTTGACATCCGCGAGGATGGGCGCAAGCAGTGAACCGTCACTACCGAATCAAGCCGGTTGACATCCCGCCAAAGGATTGGTCCGACCAGGACATCTCGAAGGCATTTCAGATCGTCAATCAGATTATAATTAACCTATACAACCCCGGCGACGTAGTCGCTGCATCCCTGCGGTTCATTGGCGCCGCGGAATCTGGATATGGACTCGACATCGGTCAGGTCTACGTCGATGCGAATGGGTTCCTGAAGATTGTGCGCGAGGGAGAGGCGTTTGCTCCGTCCTTCTCCATGGTCGTCACGATGGGAACCGTGACCGTCACCAGTTAAAAAACAGGGGTTTTATGATAAATCGAATCGCTGACGCACTCGCGCAGTATGGCCGTTATGGCGATACGGAACTCGTGCATATGAGTCCCATGGAGGTCGATATCCTGGAGGCCATCGGAGGCCGCAGAATGACGAAAAACCCGAACACCGGAAAGCCGGAGGCGTTTGCGTTCCTAGTCCCGCTCCTGACTACGCTTGCTGCCTCGTTGGGAACCAAGGTCATTGCCGACAAGATCTCCAGCGGCAAGAAAAAAGACCCCGACGTCCCAGCCTCCGAGGCCCGCAAGTACGTCGATGCCCTCTATGCTCGACGTAAACAGCAAGCCGACGAGCGCGGGTTCCCGATCATCAGCTTGGAGAGCATGGCTCCGCCCCCGAATCTCCTGGGCGTCGAGCAGCAGCAGTTTTCCCCCGTGGGCGTTGCCCCGATGGGCATCGGCGCACTCTCGCAGCGACTGGCTCAGGGTGGCATCCCCGGCATACCCGGCATTCCCAGCGCCCCCGGCATGGAGCCGGAAGAG